CATCAGGGACCTCCAATATATCAACGTCGGCCGGGGACGACCGACCTACATCGCGCCCAAGCCCATGTCGCTCGAACATAAAAAGCAGATCGAGCAATTCATGCCGATCTGGACCTTCCAGATCAAGCGGAATATCCAAAAGAATATTTTTAAATTGAGATGCGGCCGCCACGACCTGGCCGAGCTGGATCGGGATACCTGGAGCGATAAGTGTGTGACGATAATCGGCGCGGGGCCGAGCCTGAAATCGGAGATTGAAAACATCTCGAATGAGACAATTCTTGTGGTAGTTGATCGGGCGCTCGAGTATTGCCTCGACAACGATATCCACCCCGACTGGGTTGTCTCCTGTGATCCCCAGCTCCACGTGGGGGAGTTCTGGCACAATCTATACACTAAAAACCTCAAACTAATCGCCCCGATTTCGATAGCTAATGAGGCATTATTCCACTGGCATGGCCAGATATATTTTTATTGCGATCCCCCCTACAACCATCTCGGGATGCAGCTGCTTCAAAAGGCCACCGGCATCAAAGGATTCCTCTCCCCCGGCGGGACAGTCGGGGCTACGGCCATAGCTTTTGCCTACAGGTTCCTCTGGCCGGCGGCCATTTTTATGGTTGGCATGGACTACTCGTGGAAGGAGAAGTTCTACGCGGACGAGAAATACGAGGACAGGTTCAAGCTCGATGATGCGGTCGAGGTCGAGGACGTGTATGGGGAGACCGTCAGAACTTTCTCCCCGTTCCAGAGGAGCGTGGAATCGATTCATCACCTCATCCATACCGCCATCCAAAATGATGTGAAGAACATCTCACGCCAAGACGCAAAGGCGCAAAGAGGAGATGAGAATAAAAACAAAATAACTAGGTTCTATAACTGCTCCGGGGGGATAATCTCCGAGCACGTCATCATTTCAAATCTGAAAGATGCTTACAAAAAGGAGGGAATATCAAATGGCGATCCGGGTTTTTAAAAACAAGGTTGCTTGTATCTACCTCGACGTTTATGGGACCGCAGACTCGGGGGACAGCACTAACTTAGTGTCGAGTACGCTCTCGAACCTCTCAGCCGATCTCTACAACGACGGCATACTCGAGATAACAGAAGGGGTGTGCAAGGGTGAGCGGGTGACCATCTCCAATATGTCGAGCGACGGGACGATCTCGTTTGCAACCGCGCTCAGCGACTCGGCTATCGCTGGTAAAGGTTTCAGGATCAGCCCACCCCACGACGCCGCGTCCGCGCGGAAGTACGTACTCGGGGGCGTTCTCGAGCACAATGTCGATGCAACTATGCTCGAGCGAAAAGATTACTCGACCACCCTAGATCAAATGGCCGCTGTGAACGCCAGGAACATCGCGGAGTTTATCATCAAATCCGAGATTAAGGGCCAGGGGGCCGCGGGCACCGAGGCCGAATATTCAAAGATGCTCCAGGCCGCGAACTTTACAATGAGCAACTTAACCTCCAAGATCCAGTACACTCCCCACTCAGACGAGGGGGAGTCCCTCACTTGCTATATGTGGCGGGATGGTGAGCGGTTCGTGGAGCGCTTCGGCAAATGCAATCTTTCCCTCAAATGGACGGCCGGTGAATATGGCGAATTCAGCTGGAACATCAAAGGCATCTGGGAGGAGCCGGTGGATCATGCCAATCCAACCCCGAGTTACGATTCGACCATGCCGATCAAGATCGCCCGGATCGCGTTCAAAATCGGCACGAGCGTGTATCCCATCATCAGCTCGTTCGAGCTCGATATCGGCAACAACATCGCGATAGTCGATGATGCCACCGGGACAGAGGGGGTCCACTCGTTCAGGATCACGGACCGCGATCCCAGGGGCAAGATGACCATCGCCGCCGAGGCCCAGACTATATATGACGTCTGGGATAAGATGGTCAACAATACCCTCGAGGCAATCCAGGTGATCATCGGGGATGTCTCCGGCAACATCTTCGTGCTCGATGCCCCCAAGATGCAGATTTTGAATCCCCAGATCGGGGAGCTCGAGGGGTACGTCACGCTCGATATCGACTTCGCGCTGAGGCAGAATGCCGGCAACGATAGCGTTGTGCTTGCAACGAAATAGGGCAGGGCGCGCCATGCCTTGTAGGTCGGTCGTCCCCGACCGACTGTAGCGGCGGCCTTTACGGCCGTAAAAAAAACGGAGGTGGTAAAAAATGAGAGCCTATGACCCTGACATCGTCGATGTTATCCTCGATGAGGACACTGATATTGAGCCAACGATCTGGAAAATCCAACGGCTCAACGCGGACCAGATGAGACACGTGCTCAGCCAAACCAATATCCCCTCAAGCAACTATCAGGCCACGCTCCTGGGGCTCAAGGGTTGGGAGGGATTCCCCGATAAGCAGGGGAATGAGGTCCCATACAAAACCTGCAAGATGAGGATTTCGGGCGTGCTCCATAAGATCGTTCACCCGGATGTGCTCAGGATGATCCCCGGCATGGGGGTCCAGCTATTAGGGAATCGGATTATTGAGTTGAGCGCGCTCACGGGACCTGAAGCAAAAAACTCAGGGTCGCAGTCGAGGTCACTAGAGCCGCCAATGAGTTCGACTGCGATGCCTGCAACGACGAGCTCAAACGACAATTCGGATGCATGAGGAGGGCAGAGCACATTGTATTCTCGATTGTCGGAATCTCTAAAAGACCCATCAATTTCTATCGGTGCCCGCTCGCGCTCTGTCGATACCCCCCATTCCAGCGAGTTAACGAGTATCTCAAACTTTGGCGGCTCAGGGAGAAGGGTATCCTCCCCAGGTCGGGGGGATGGTACGAGCAGGAATATCTCTACACACAGGTCATGGAGCTCCTCGACATCGAGATGGCTCGAATCGAGAAAGAAAGTACGTAGAACGCCTCACGCAAAAGCGCCTCACGCAAAGGCGCAAAGAAAAGCGATTTAACATGGAGAACAAAAACATAAAAAACAATACTTTTATATGTTTAAAGCGTTTAGTTTTTATAATAATACGCCTTTTTTTGCGTCTTTGCGTGAGAGGAGGTTTTTAAAATAGCAACCACCGCCGAACGCCACGACATAATCGTCACCCTTCGAGACAAAGCCTCGACAGGGATCAAAAGGATCAACTCCTTCTTGACCCGGAACGTGAACGTGATGAACCTTGTTAAGGTCTCGGCTGTGGCTGTTACAGCCGCGTTGGGCGCGCTCTCATACATTATGTATAAGGCCGCTCAGGCGGCCCAGGTCCAGGAGGATGCCGAGAACTCGCTCGCGTATGCCCTCTTTAAAAAAGGCGAGTACACCCAAGAGGCTTATCAAAATATGCTCGATTACGCCTCCGCCCAACAGCAAGTCACCGGCACGGGTGATGAGGTTTTTATCTCCCAGATGGCGCTCCTCGAAAACTTCGGGGCGGTCGGCGAGCTCCTCCCCCAACTAACCTCGAGCGTATTAGATATGAGCGCGGCGCTCAAGATTGACTTCACCGCCGCGGCCACCACGATGGGCAAGGTGCTTGGGGGCAACGTGGGCGTGATTTCGAGATATGGAGTCGTACTCGATGCCGCGCGGGTTAAGACTGAGGGAGCGACCTATGTTCTTGAGGCTTTAAACGAGCAGTTCGGCGGCGCCGCCCAAGCCAGGATGAATACCTTCAGCGGCCAGATCGCGCTCATGAAAGCCAACTTCGGGGACCTCCTGGAGAAGATAGGGGATACCATAATCCACAACGAGACGCTCCTGACCATCATCGCGGATGTATCGAAAGGGTTTAATCTTTGGGGGGAGAACATCGAGTACAACTCGATCAGGGCGTCTTTTACGCTCGACGATTTCATCGTTGGCGCGGTTGACGGGTTCGGTTATTTTCTCGAAGCGCTCTCGACAACCACTCTGGCGCTCGGTAATTTCTCCGCGGGTGCGAACGCCTCTTTCAATGCGGTCAATACAATAATAAAAGGCGGGGTTTACGTTATAAATTTCGCGGAGAAGGCCTTCGGGATCGCGCTACACGGGATCTCGATTGGATTTTATAAACTCGCCGCCGCGGTTGGCCGGGCCGAGTTAAAAATCACTTACGCCATCCAAAATATAATCGATCGCCTCCCCGATATAGCGGGTGAATTCGGGCTCTCCGTGAGCGGCACAATCGCCGGGATAGAGGATAATATCAGGGAGGCCGAGGCGTGGATCGCCGCGCTCGACGGCTCGATAAGCGAGCTTAGGGCGAGCATGAGATCCGGGGGACCTGAGTATCTCGCCATAACCGAGCGAATCGAAAACGTGACCGATGCGGGGACCCTCGCGATTTCAATGACCGAGGATTGGGCCTCGAGTATGGAAGATCTTAGAGAACGGGTTGGTAGCTATAGTGATCGACTCGCCGAGACTATTGGCGCGCATAGAGATTTTGGCGATTCATATAATGGTATAACCGGAGCGGCGGATTACGCCTCAGATGCGCTCGATGAGGCCTCAGAAAAAATGTCCGCCGCTGAGAAGGCCGCGGCTCGCGCCGCCGAGCAAGCCAACAATCTCTGGGCGCAGCTCCAGAGGATGGAGCGGGTCCCGACCGCGTACCTCGAGGGTATGATCGAGGCCGAAACCCAACGGCTCGAACTTACCGCCCACGTGTTCGAGGAGATCGAAAGGATGCGGCTCGGCGAATACCACTACGCCAGGTCGCTCCTCCATAGGGAGCTCGACGATCTCAGGGCCGCGGGTATCGAGAGCGTGATCATCGAGGAGTATTATATCGGCCGCAAGCTCGAGCTCGATGAGCAGTATGGTAGAGATCGACTAACCGGAACCATGGGGATCGCCGAGCAAATAGCGGATTCGGAACTCGATATTTTTAAAAGCGTCGAGGATATGAAGATTAAGATCGCCTCGAGCGCCTCCGAAACTATGGGTGATTTTTTCTACGACACGATGACCGGGCGGTTCAACTCGATCGAGGATTACGCGGATCGGGTCTTCGACTCGATCGCTAAAATGGCCGCGGACTCTTTAGCGGGCAAGCTCTTCGGGGGGGGCGGCTCGAGCGGATTTGGGGACTTGGGCGGCATCGTATCGAGCATTTTTAACGTCGGCGGCCGCTCCGCTCCAATCTCCCAAATCGCCCCGATCTCTAAAGTCGCGGCAGGTACGGGCACGGCGCGCCGTGCCCCTACCGAGACGGGCGCTCACGTGACTGTATCGGTCGACAACATAACGATAACAGGGGCCAAGGCGCAACAATTTAAGGGGCTCACGGAGAAACAGGTGGCCGCAATCGCGATTGGCGCCGTGGCCGATAACCTCAACAGGGGCGGCGGCCTCAAAGGCCAGGTCCGAAAGGCGGTTTATTGATGGCTGAAACCTGGACTCCCCCAGTCGATCCCTGGCCCGATTACGAGCTCGCCCAAAAGGTGCTCGTCACCGAGTTCGAGTCCGGCAAGGTCAAAACCAAAAGGCTTTGGGCCTCTGAATACACCCGCTACGATCTCCCTTGGATCAATATCTCCACCACGGACAAGGAGACCATTGAGGCGTTCTGGCAGGCCCGAGATGGCGCTTATGATTACTTCCTCTGGACCCCCAAAGGGGGCGTCCAGGGCAATTACATTTTCGACCCTGATTTCAACCCGCGATTCAAACAGACCTCCTCCAATACCTGGGACGTCACGATGCGAGTGAGGGAGGTACCTATATAGATGGCGCTCGAGCGCGTTTTAAATGCCACATTCCTCGCGCGATTGCGGGAGATGGCTATCGCCCCCTGCCCACTCGTCGCGTTTTATTTTGGCTCCGGCACGGTACGATACGCCGCCCATATCGCCGATGTCATCTGGGACTCCCAAACGTGGAACGCCAGGGGCATGAGGATGGAGCCCATCGAGCAGGACCTCGATTTGATGATCCCCAAAACCACGCTCCATATCGACAACGTGGACGAGGCGGTCAGCGGCTACATAACCGCCAACGAGGACACGATTGTGGGCACGAGGGTCGTCATCTACGTCGTGGATCTCGAGTTGTTGGGGAGCGCGGATTATAAGCTGATTATTTTTGATGGCACTGTCCACGATTTCGAGGTCTCGCTCGCTAAATGTACATTCTATCTCAGATCTTACCTCGACATCGATCGGATCGTCCCGTATTTTCACTATCAACAAAACTGCATCTGGGAGTTCGGCTCGAATTATTGCGGCTACAACATCGGAGCGGGCTCGAATGGGGCGGCTGACGCGGGCTCCACCGCGAGCACGATCGTCGATGTCTCGCTCCTCACCCAGGCGGATAATTATTGGAGGTGCGGGGTTATCGAGTTCACATCAGGCTCTCTGGACGGGGAGATCAGGGAGATATTATCGAGCGATCAGGCGGCGAAAAGCGTGACCGTCGAGTACCCATTCAGCGCCGCCCCCAACGTGGGGGACACCTTCAACGTCAAAATTGGATGTGGGAAAACTGTGGCTGACTGCGTGGATCGCTCCAACGATGCGAATTTCGTGGGCTTCCACTGTATGCCGAGCCTGATCGAGCCGGGGAATGTGTAGGGGCACGGCGCGCCGTGCCCGTACATAAGGCCCCCATGGCCGTAGGGGCAGGCCCCCACGCCTGCCCAGAAAGGAGCTTTAAATGGGAGGTATAGGAGGTTTTTTTGAAGGCCTCGTCTCGGGCGTCGAGAATTTTTTCTCCGGCGACTGGGATGCCCTCGACGTCAATCCCCTCGCGGTTGTGGGTGCTCTCCTCGGTGGAGGGGTCGGGGGATTCGCGTTCTTCGGGCTTTCCGCCCTCGAGGGCGCCGTGCTGGGGAACGCGGTATACTCATTTCTTGGAGGCGGTCGCTCCTCGCTCGATCGAAGCTCCCCCACATATGCGGGGTTCGGCCCCCCGACAACAACCGCCACCCAGAGGGTTCCGATCGCGTTTATCTACGGCAAAAATCGCCTCGCCGGGAATTATATATATTTTAAAGAGGATGCTTCGGGACAAACCGCCAAAGCCGCGATCGCATTAGGATCAGGCGATCTCGAATCGTGTACCGAGTTAAAAATCAACGATATACCGATCGCCGATCTCCCAGGGTGCTCCTACTCGTTTTATACAGGCACAGGCTCGCAAACGATAGATTCAAGGATCGCCTATCATGCCGTGGATAATCCCGATGGCCAGAGGGGCAACCTCCACAGGATCGCTTACCTCGCATTGACCTTAGCGGTCTCGGATCAGTTGAGGGGGGGCTTCCCCCAGGTCACGTGTATAGTCGAGGGGCGGAAGATCCCTACGTGGAACGGCTCGATCTGGACCGGGGCCACCTACTCCAATAATCCCGCCGCCATATTGAGGGACTTCCTCCTCAACGGCTGTCTTATAGACTCCGCCTCTCTGGATGATGATTCATTCGGCACTGTCTATGATTATTGCGATGGGATGGTCGATAATGACAATGGGGGCACCGAACATCGATATGAATGCGATCTTGTTATTGATGCGCTCACGAGCGCGAGCGATGTTATCAAAGCCATATTAGCCTCATTTTATGGGTTCCTCGTTCCAAATTCCCAAGGAAAAATCAAACTATATTGCGAGGCGGCCTCGAGCTCGGCCTACGATTTCACCGACGATGAAATCGTCGCGGACTCGGTCTCATACAGATCGTACACTCAGGGCCAACGGCCCAATACGTTCAGGGCCTGGTGGATCGATCCATCGAAAAATTATGAGAGGGTTCAATTCGAGGTCTCAAACCGGCTAGATCAGGAAACAAACGGCACGATCTATTCCGATCTCCCCCTCCTCGCGGTTCATCGACAATCCCAGGTTTCGCGGATGCTGAGGACGGCCAAACTCTTCTCGATCTATAATAAGTACATCTGGTCGTTCGATGCGGATTTCGACGCTGTCAACGTGGAGCCGGGCTCAATCGTCACCATGCAACACGACCTCACGGGGGAGACCCAGAGATCGATGCGAGTCTCGAAAATCAGCGAGGGGAGTTCTGGGAATCGCCACATCGAGGCCAGGGACCACGACGCCTCGATCTTCACCGACGATCCATTAGATATGCAGTCCTGGACGGGATCGAATAACCCAAACCCCGCCTCCGCTCCCCCCCAATGCACCAACCTCACACTCACAGAGATGGATTCATCGGGCCAATCAGGAGCCGCGAAAGAGACGGGGCTCAAGGATGGCACTTACATGCCTCAAGTTAATGTGACTTTTGATGTGCCGGGGACCGATATCTATTGGCATCACGCGGATATCGAGCGGAGGGACTACGACGATTCCACATATCGGGTCATCGGGCGATCAACTGATGGCACGTATTACGACTCGAGAGAGCTTGTGCCCGGGGCAACCTATTACTATCGTGTAGTCTCGGTCAACGAGTCAAACGTCAGGGCTGATGTCACCGGAGCCCCCACTGCCAACATCACGATCGCGGGCAAGCAGGTCCCTCCATCGGACGTGAGCGGATTCAACGTGCTTTGGAATGAGACGGGGTGTCAGCTTTATTGGAATGACGCCTCGGATGCCAATAACGATCTCAAGGATTATGTTTTGAAATTCGCTACCTCCGATATCGGGTGGGCGGGAGCTACCGATCTCGCTATCGTCGAGACAAACCAATATGCCATCAACCTCAAAACGCTCACAGCCGCGAGGAGCTTATGGTTTTATATCAAAGCTCGCGATCGTGCCGGCAATTATTCGACTAATCCCGCCTCCACGAGCGTCTCGAAAAACGCGCCCAACGCCGCTCAACCAACCCTCACTAACGCCCCTCCTATGAGTATTGACGTTTCGATCACTCCGATCGAAACGTCAATACTCATAGGTTACAGGGTTTATGCGTCGGCAACACCAGGGTTTACCCCCGCCGCCGCCAACCTCATCGGCCAGGCATCACCAGCCACGTCAAGCGGCGGTAAGGTCCATTACGTCTTCCCATGGCCTACCGAGGAGACGATCTATGTCAAGCTCATCGCCTATGACCAGATCGGCGATGGGGCCACAAGCTCCCAACAGTCGATTTTGGTCAGGCTTATCGAGGGCGACGACATCGTCGTCAACACCATCACTTCGGCCCATCTCTTAACCGCGGGCATCGATGTGGGGGGGGGCGGGTCCAAGCCGATCTATCTCAGGGTGTGGAATTCAGTGCCGGCGCTCGTCGCCTACATCGGCCAATTCGTCCGAAACGCTGTCACCTATTACGGGGCATGGTTTAAGACTTTAGCGATCGGCGGCACATCCGCCGATAACGCCCCCATTTTCGCCGATGAAAACGGGGGCGTCACCATCGGCGCGGCCACGGATGATGAAAGGCTCAATCGGCAGTGGGTCAACTCATCGAGTGAGTATCTCCATACCATTGATGACGCCCAAACGTTCAAACCAGTCCACACAACGCTCGATAACGCTCATAACTATTATTTTCTCACCTCCCCTGTTGACGGAATGTTCGACAAGCTCAATTTCTCGATCCTCTTCCGCCAAACCGCTGCCACCGCCGATAAAAATTTCGCAATCGGGCTCCTCAACGAGAGCTCCTACAGCGCGACGATCGACGGCTGGCTTATAAACGCCAAGAACGCGGGGGCCAACTGGGTCGTTCAGGTCTATAAAATCGAAAACGGTACACCCACCAAAATAGGGGGCGACCACGACACAGGAACGAGCGCCGCCGATACCGAGTGGCATAGGCTCAGGGTCGTACTCGACCAGAACTCCTCGGGAGGCGACGCTTTCCTCGAGGTATATTTCGACGAGGATAGGGAGGCGTCTCCAACAGTCACCGAGATGGGAGCTATCGCAAGCGCGGTTAGGGCGGGGTATCCCGTCTATTCCCTATCAGGCACCAACTCCGATCGCGTGGCCGAGATAAGAGTCCAGCAACAGCTCATCGGAGGGCACATAGATCGATATATGACAGACTTCTCAATCATCAACAACACACAGATCCCCGAGAATCTCATTTTCAACGGCCGGTTCATCTCAAACCTGGGGGATGGCGAATCCTCCAACTCCGCCACAGATCATTTCGGCCTTATCGAGGGTTGGATCGATCAATCGAGTGTATCGGCGGGCAATGTAACCGTGGCCGATGAGGGGGCAAAACCCGGGGACTGGCACGTCGAGCTCCAAGCCGATGCGGGTGGGGCCAAATATGCGCAGATTATATTTAAATATTTACGGGATCTCCTCGCGAGTGAGGATTACACGATCCAGCTTTACCTCAAATCCGGCGATCCGGGGGTCAACGATCCAGTGGCCAGAGTCAGGATCTATTACTACACCGAGGCGGACGTCCTCATCTCCTCGGAGTACATGCACCCGACGAGCGGCAATTTCCAAGCGGGCGCATACACCTGGACCGAGGCATCCGCAACCTATGCCTCGAGGGTTGCGTATTTTACCCCGCCCGCCACCACGGCCTACGCGGCGCTTTACATCTCCAATTATCTCCCCACCCCCAACTCCACGCTCCACGTCTCCAGGGTCCAGGTGGTTAAGGGCAGGTACACCTCCTCCTCCGATATGCCGATTTACACGGACGGCCGCCGAGACCCCGCCTGGCAGCCAACCGGGCTATATTTCGATCAACAGGGCCTCACGGTCCAGAGTGGATATGAGACGACCCAGATAGGCTCGAGCGGACTCACAATCGACTATGATGAGGGAACCGGGACGGGCAATCTCAGACACGCATCTAGAGCCAATTATATGATGAGGGCCAGGCATACAGGGGCTAAATGGCAGATGGTCTCGTTCGAGGGGATCGTGCCCGCCGCTCTCCCCGTGGCGTGCGACAATTTCGTCGATCCTGATGGCGCGGCGTTTTCTACCGATGATATAGTCCATTTCATCGATCAGGGCCAGGCATCGAGCATCTATTTCCAGGTGATGACAGCAGATGGCTTGTTCGGGGTTACCAACGAGGGGGTCCAGGTCGAGGGCCTCTCGACCAACCTCGCCCAATCCGTGAGCGCGATCAAACTAGATGATATCACGGGATTTACCAGGATCGGCGACTATTGGTACCTCGCCACCAACCCGGGCGGCGGCGTCACCCCCATGCTCTGGAAGCTCCATATCGGGACAAGGGTCCTCACCCAATTAGTGGCCGACCTCGGGGGCACCCCGGGCGGGATGAGCAATGATGGCACTTATCTCTATCTACTCAGGGGCGAACTCATCGAGCAGAGGACCGTGGCGGGAGTCGTCAATAACACTTGGGACACCAACTCAGGGTTGATTATCGGAATCGCGTATAAGTCGGCTATCGATTTTTTGATTTCGAGAACCGATACCAACAAGGTCTATATCGTGTCACGGGCTGATCCAACGACTTTCACCGAGGCGTTCGACGCCTCGACAAACGCAACCGGAGCGGGGTGTAAATATAGGGGGGCGATGGATCTCATCGGGATCGACTATAACTCCGATGCGGGGCGGATATGGGTTGTTGATTACGCCTCCTGGCTGATTTATGAGTACAACTCGACGACTTATGCGTTCACCCAGATGCTCACGAGTCCCCAAGTCCAACCTCAGGAGCTCCATATTGAGTGCAACTCAGGGGGGGACCTGAAAGGCATCTACACTGTTTGTCGGGAGACCCAGAACCAAGGCGTATTCGGCTATCCGCTTGCAACGTAGGGGCACGGCGCGCCGTGCCCATAAAGGAGGAGTTGAATCATGACTGACGACGTAAAAATTTTTGGACGAGATAAACGAGTTTACAGCTCTCTCACGGGGATCTGTATTCAGGACCGGACCGGGCCTGATGACGAGCGAGTTCCCCACCCCGACTCAGGTCCGGGGCTCGCTCAAATCCTCTTCCATGACCACGAGGTATTCCTCGACAATGACGATCTATACCTGCTCCAGAGTGCGATCGCGCATTGCCGAATTCACGGCCACCACGCCCTGCAGACCTTCCTAACGGATTACAAATCGGCTGAATAAGCAGGTTGGGAGCGATTAATGGCTGTCACATTGAGAGGGGATGAGTTTGATAACGATCATCGGGAATATAGATCATCTGTAAGTCACGTATCGGATGGCTGATTTGGATATGTACGAATATCCTGTGGGTGATAATCGACGTTCTTATGGGGGTTTATGCCCAGGCAGCTCTGTTCGTTGTCTTCACAGGCTTGGCTGTTAAAGGCTATCTTGATTGGGGGCGGATATACACCTAAATAAACCCCTATGCAAGAACCGTGCCAACCCACTTGGCATGGAGCCCCGCCCCTCTCCACACCCCAAACCAGAAAAACGATTTACGACACTTTTCGCACGCAAATACGACATCCGCCATAGCCGTCTCCCCGTTGGGCTTGGGGTCGAACAAGCACCATAATGACCTGTTCGGCATGAGA